CGCCCTTAATATCCTTGATGAGTCTACTTACCTCTAGGAACTCTCTGGCGACATCCGGAGGTAGTTCACTGATCCTCTTGTTAGGGGCTTTCTCAGCTTCCTGTTTGAAATGTTCACGTAGAGTTTTTAGCTCGTCAACGATCTTTTTAGAGTTTTCATCGTGCTTCTCAGCTGCATCAGCGATAGCTCTACCAATCTGTCTCCACACAACATGGTAGGCGCTACCAGCCGTAATATCCCCAGGATCACCCGGAATTGGTCCATTAGTCAGGAAGCTGTTGGTCAGGCTAGCCATCAGCCGGTATACATCCCTGAAAAGAACACCGCTGCAATATCAGAATTATTATCTTTAACCTGCGGTGTTCCGTGATGTATGTTAGCTGGTGCAGAAGACGCAGATTCCCTTTCTGGTCGAGGTTCGTTAGCAGCCATCCTCATGTTGTTAATGTCTTCGTGCATAGCACTAGCTAGCGGATGGCTAGCTCCCAAATTCAAGTCATCATGATGGATTGGGGTGTGACCACGATTAGGATGACGAACATGGTGTGGTTGTGAGTGGTGCGGGTGCTGTGAATGGTGAGTGGGATGACTGTGAGTAGTTTTATGATTAGGTTGATGAGTGTGATGACGGGGTTGATGTTGTCTAAAGTGACCTGCGTGATGGGCGTGTCTACCTGAGTGTGCAGGATGATGGACAGCGTGGTGTCTATTATGGCCGTGACGTTGTGTGTTGTGTGGTTGATGGCTGTGACTAGCTACGTGACGTGATGTTTTACTTGAATGGCGTTGATGGTGTTTAGGAGTATGTTGCGGTTTATCACTTGTATCAGCTTTTAAGGACTCACTAGCAGGCGGGCGAGATACTTTGTCGTCAGAAGTTTGATCTGCTGTGACTGGCTCTGTTTTACCTAAAAAATCTTTAAAAGGTCTATTCTCAGCAGTAGTACGTATTCCTGTAGAAGGTAGAGGAACTGGTTTTCCTTCAACAACATCTTGGAAAGTCCTACTTTGTATACCAGTCCTTAAAGGACTCACATTAGGATCAGCTGGAGTCAAACTTCTGGTAGCTTGTGTTAATCTGGTAGCTTCTTTTGTTGGATCAACTATATAACCTCTCATCGTAGGGTCGGCAAGGGATTCGTCAAGCGTACGAACTTTGGACCAATCATAATCTGTTGTAGTCGTTGGAACGCCAGGGCCTGCTAGAACTCCTCCTCCCTGCGGATACTCCAGAGCGATTCGTCTTTGAATATCCTGGAGGGAACCCACGCCTCTATTTTTGCTGGGGTCCATACCAAAATAGTCCATCTGCGCTCTACTGTACCCGTGTTCCCAATCACCCTGCGATCCCTGTGGAGCACCAGGGCGTTTATCAATATGCATAATATCCCCACGATTATCTCCACCAAAATTGCCACCATACCTAATTGGACTCCCTGGATAAAAACGTTCATTAACTATTCTAGCATTATTAGCCAATTCTTGATACAAAGGCGCTGCTTCACCAATAGGCACTCTGCCTGAAGCTGCCGTATTGCTCGACCTAGCCCTCCCACCAGGATCATTAGCATACTCTTTTCCAGTCTTTTTATCATAAATTATCATATCCAAAGCCCATCCAGGGCCATGGTTAGCTACACTTCCACTTGTTCTAGTACCACTAGAAGGACCGTACACTCTTACACCTAAACCAGGATGGTCTCTCTCAAATATTCTCGCAGCCTCTGCAGTAACATGCAGTTCATCTTTACGAACTCCGTCTAGTCTTGCTCCTACTTGGTTGCGCTCTTTCCAAAAACCTAAAGCTTGATCAGCACTAATTCCAGTCCCTCTAGCACCCCCTCCCATAGGAGCGTTAGCTGGTGTGAGACTACGAGTTTGTCCTCCTGCCGCTGCTAATCTAGCTATTGCTGCCGGGCTATGCTCAGGATCATCACGTCCACCAACGTTAGGAGGACGCTGAAATGCTGGAGAGTTTTTAGAACGTCCCACTGTATCAAGTAATCGCGGCGGTCGAGGTGTCTTGCTAAAAAACTCATCTAATGTTTTATGATTAGCTCCTGCACTAAAACCAAGAACATCATATGATCCTGGATTAGCTTTTACCCACTGAGCAGCTTTATCAGCTTCAGTATAATCAAAATATTTAACGGTCTGCCCTCGACTCGCAGCTACTTGTTCTACGGCTTTAGTATCAATCTCACCACGTAATCCTCTAAACGCAATTAGAGTACCACCGCTACCACCAGCAGGTATTGTTCCGCCACCTGCTTGTCTAGCAGCCTTCACAGCTTGGGTAATTCTCTGACCTTCATCAGCTGTTCTGTGCGGGCCACGATTCTTTGGGTCATAACCAGGATTTACTTCTCCATGTCCACCTACTGGAGTAGTCGCATAACGTTGTCCTACAAAGTTTACACCAGACTGTACTTGTCCTGGAGTCACATCCTTCTCATTCCTAGCAATTACTTCCATCTGTGTAACGTCTTCATTCCTTAAATTAGCAAAAGGGCCTTCCTTCGGCTTAAATTCATTACTACTAAAACCTTTATAACCGGTATAACCAAACTCTTTTTCAACATCGAAAACATTCCCTGCACGATCCATTATGAATGGAGTACCAACTCCTCCACCTCGTGCCCTCCAGCCTTCTACCACCTGTGCAGGAGTCTGATATTTTCCACCTTTAAATTGGTCTTCTGTGTAATGTGAAAGAAAATAGGATGCTGGCTTTCCAGACTGAGCCATCCTAGTTTCTGGGTATGGTTGCCCACTTGGCATCATCACAGGTGCTGCTGGTGCTGCTGGAGTGCCTCCTCCTGGGGTGCCTCCCCCTCCACCGGTTGGAGGTTGGTATGCTGGCATCTGCATCCAGGGAGGAGTTACAGCACCTTTACCACCAGCTGCCTCTTGTGGTACTTTCCCAGTACGACGATACTCAATAGCCCACGCTGCCGCTGTTCTAATGTGCTCCTGAGACATCGGATAATGACCGGGACCTTCCCCTGCAGCTATAGCTGGCCCCAGCTTAGCCATAAATTCTGGATTATTTAATAATTCCTTTGTAAGAACTGTATTACTTGGAATACCTGGAATACTATTTCGGCCACCGTTTGACCACCTAGAAATCATGTGGCCAACAGTGTCCCCAGCGTACACACGAGAAACAGTAGCTAGGTTTGCAGCCATCCCATGAACAGGATCATCAAATCTTGCGATCTTACCACTAGAAATAGTATCGTTTACTGTTGAACCAAATGCTCTGGCATCTACATTTATCCCTTGTGCTCCAGGATTATTATAACGGACATTGGCAACCTTTTCTCCAGTATCCCCTGACTGTCTTTGATAATCAAACTTAAAAGAACTACCACCACCTGCGTCCAAAGCCGATAGAGTTTCTCTTAGTGTAGTTAAAGGCTTCGATAAATCACCAGTTTCTGAACCATGAATGTCCATGGGGAGAATAACACCAGGAGTATCTGGCGTCGTTCCTCCAGGTGTTGTTGTTCCTCCTCCAGATGTTCCACCTCTACCGCCCCTGCGACCTCGACCTCCGTCCCCTAGACCTCCACCTCCAAAACCGCCTCCAGGGCCTCCTCCACCTCTACCTCCAGGGAATCCTGCACCAAACCCACTACCTGGAAGTCCAGGAGTTAAACCTAATCCACCTAATGTTGACAAAGAAGATGCCAAAGAAGATAACTGCATTCCACCACTAGCAATTCCACCAACCCCACCGCCACCGTCACCTATCCCCCTGGTCTTTCCGCCTGTCAACGCTTGTAGTATTCCGCCTAACAGATCAGTCTGTCTTCTCATCAACCCAATAACAACATCACCTCTGTTGCCACTGCCACCACTAAATCCTGTATTAAGGTCTTTCAATGGGACGACTGCTTCTGGGCCTGCCTCACCAAGAAGCCCAACAGTCGGTCGATCAACAATCCCGCCCTTGGCAAAGGGAGTGATATCGCCAAGACCACCGCCACCAAGATACCCTAAACCAAGTCCTCCTCCCCCTCCTTGATCAGAAGAAATAACGCCTGCACCAGGATCACCAGTGAAGCTTCCTGGTTCACGTAAGGAAAGTGGTCCAGCAGAAAACACTTCCCCAGTAGACTGAGAACCCAAAGTTAACGGAGTCATTAGAGGAGCCACTGGAGCCGCGCTACTCCCAGCTCTACCAGTTCTTCTAGCAGCTAACGCTCCCGACCCTGACGTAGCTGGTACAGATGATCCGGCTGGTCCTTTTGCACCAATCCTTTTGTGTTGTCCGGCTAAACGCTTATTTAAATCTTGAACTGTTCCTAAACCACTACCAAAACCACCACTACCACCACCTGTCTTAATCCTCATCCTAGGATGTGCTCTGTCCGTACGCTTATTTACATCTGTAACTTTATCAGCGTCAGGACCAAACATCTTATTTGGTGTCAGTAATTCCCTTAGCTTCTTCTCAAGCTCATCCTTTGCCTTTTTAGCAGCGTCTTCAACTAACTTGTCTAATTCATCAAGTCCCGCATCCACCATTCCTTTTATTTTATCCTGAACCTCTGGACCAAAGAGGCCCGCGTACCCTGCAATACCTGCTCCAATTGCTCCTATTCCAAGTGCTGCCCCACCTAGCGCCATCTTCTCTATATGACTAATTACACCCATTGGATGGTGTGGGTTAAGAAAATCGTGAATACGCTTTACAGTACCTCCTATAGCGCTAAGCCCACCACCAAGTTCTTTAGGAAGGTCTCTAATCACGCGGTAAGTTGATCTGATAGTCTCAGAGTTCTCCTGAATAGCTTTTACAATTATGCCAGCCCCTGGGAATAGAGCATCGGCCCCAGCCATGGCAGCTACGCCTATAGGACCTCCACCACTGAAAGCCGCCTGTGTAATAGACTTAGGGTGTTTATCGGCGTGGTGATCTACCCTGTTAGCTCGTGGATGTGGTGAATGTGAAATCCCAGTAGCTGGGGAGGTTGGAGCTGGAGCATGTCCAGTCTGAGCATGTCCAGCACCTCCTCCATGCTCAAGAATACCTTTAATTGTCTTGAGTGCGTCAACGAATTCTCTGTGTATGTCTGGAGGAAGGCTACCAAGTCTCGTCTTGGAATACTTCTCAGCATCGGCTTTCAGTTGAGCACGAAGCGCCCTGAGTTGGTCAATAACCTCCTTGGAGTGACTGTCGTTCTTGGCAGCTGCATCATCAATAGCACTGGTGATTTCCCGAAAGACAACAGTGTAAGCTCGACCTGTAGATATATCATCGCCGGACACACCTCCCCCACCGCCACCGGCCGGACCGGCGGTCAGGAACTGGTTTGTCAGGCTAGCCACTACCTAAACTCATTTTTGAGCGACTATGGACTTGAAGGAGGCAGGTCCAGGCGGTCTATCCTGTTCAATCTCTAGCTCTACCTCGTGTTTTGCCTCTTCAAGAATCCTGGCGGCAAGATTAGTCGGGACCTTAGGGATACTGAGATTACCCGTCTGGTTTATATTGGGTCTTACTGTTGCTGCAACTGGGACTTCCTTTACTATCTCCGCTGGCTCTGCATCGCTGACACTCTCGATTCTAGCTCCTGCTTGACGTTCGCTAACTCCTCCAGTTCCCTTTGGTGGCGCTTGTGCAGCCATAGCAATTTTTGAAAGGACATCTTTCTTTGCTCGCTGGGCATTAGCCTTAGATGGTTTAGAAGAAAGTATTCTAGCTCGTACAGCTGATTTATCGGTATCACTGGGAAAGAATTCAAGGATTGAAAATCGAAAGGAAACTTTCTGGTCTGCTCCACACTTACTGCACTTGCAGTCCATGATATTCTCAGGTCCAAACTTGAAAGTACTCTTAAACCCGTCAATAACGAAGATATCTTCTGGTGTGAATATCTTGTTGATCACATCCCATTTTTCCATGATGTCGAAGTTGGTATCAAGCTCCAGCATGCACAAAAGCTCTGCTTTGCGGTAGTGTCCTTCGTTCGCATCTTGAATCTGGAGGAGTCTGATTTGATCAGACGCACGGGTGTCGTCGGTCTCCTTGGGGAGACGGAAGGTCATTTGGAGGCCGCAGGGGAGATCGAGTGTCACGCCATCGGAGGGATAGTCATCTGGAATGGATGGCGACACTATCTTGGTGAGATCGAGCTTGCTCAGGTTAGCATCTTCGCAAGCAGGACAAGTCCATGGAAGGTTATAGGGGAAGTTCATATAGGAGTTGACACGGTGCCAGTAGAGAGTAAACAGGAAGTCTGGCTCGTAGAGTTCTTCTACTGTCACTCCTTTAAGAGTATTGCCAATAAGTTGTCTTAAAGCAGTTACCGATGCAGTCTTCTTGATAATGTAATAATTTTCAACTTCACTAGGACCTAATTGTCGTATCGCAACATCAGGAGGATAAAGGCGTGCTCCAGGCAAAGTTATAGGGTAGTATTGTAAATCCGACATAGTTTTCTCCAGTCTCAGTGTTACATTCGTTTTTGGCTGTTGTTGTCATAGTTGCAGCCGTTGTAGATTAACCACACTAAACCCTGCTCCTGCTTTTGGAATCGCCGGGGCTGGAGGACCTTGGGTACTAGATTGATCCTTTCTAGTTATGATCCGATTTACTGCGAAGGTTTGAGCAATCACGGTCCTGCCTGATGGCTCATAATCCAATCGCATCGGATGCATTGTTGTTGGAAAGCACTTATCGTACGTAATTCGGTATACAGCTTGCGACTTAATGTTTTGTAGTATGACTATAATAGGCTTGAAGTAGCCGTTAGTTCCTTCAGGATAGTTATACGTTCCATCGTCTAGTCCGGTATTAGGATCATAGTTTCTTATCAGTCTCTTCCAAGCAAGTATGTATTCTATAGGGGTTTGATTTTCGTCGTTGTAAAACATCAAATTCAACATAGACGCATCGAAAAAGTTCGCTGAGACGTGGTGCCTTCCACCTATTGGATATTGCTCTGGAGTCGTATTATCAAACCCGCACTCTATGTTTTGTACAATGGGAGTAGCAATATTTGTACCAGAGTTGGGGGCTGTAAGCTTAGGCAGGGTCACATCAAATTTCCAAATCCGGTGAGGTTCCGGAATTGGCTGTCCCTGATAAGTACCCCAAACCTTCTGGCCATCTGTACCAGGAGTCCCTGTAAGACTCTCAACAGTAGGCGGTTTTAGTGGGGTGGGAGTAGTAACCTCTACATCAGCAGCGACTACCTGGGTGGCAGGCACAATGGCCATGACGTGTTACCCTACGCCAAGTCCTTGCTGTGCAATGGCGTCGATATCGGCATAGTCGAACGACCAAGTGATGTCTGGGGCAAGTGCCCTGCTGTCGGCCATCTGGAGAGCTAGAGCGGGGTTAGCGATCGGAAACAACCCATACAGGAAGTTGGCTACCACAGGGTTGTTCGGGTTATCATACATCTGGATTTTGGCAGTAGACTGAATGTCCACCTTGTTCGAGCCAACACCAGTGATCCAGTTGTATGCGAGCTTCATCCAGGAAGCGATCGACACTCGTATGACCGAATCAGTACCTTCGACGAGGGTACATCTCCAGGTATGCGAGAACTTGATCCTGCCTGAATACACAAGCGTGAACCCAGCTAAATCCACAGGGACTTGGTCAAGAGATATTCCCGGCAACTCAGTTGCTGTACACCTAAGGCTAAGCATCTGAGACGTGATGCCTCCCTTAGGAGCTGCTACTGTCATCTGAAATTGATACCCTTTTAAAGGGTCAACAAGCCCTTGGACATCATTGATAGTAACAGGACCTGCCATGGTCTAATTCCTCTTCTGTGTTTTTAGGTAGATGGTGCCGGTACCACAAGCACTCCAGGGCGTAGAGAAACCAATCTACCCTGCTGAAGTCGAGCCGTAACTTGCGAGTTGAAGTTAGTTATATCTGAACCGTTAGGGACAAATAGATTCATCCCAGGAACAATCTCAGTGTCTGGAGTGACCATCTGATTTGCTATTGAGATTATCCACCAGAAATCATGAGACCCAAAAGCATCCCAGGAAATAAGGTCAGGAACTCCTTGCAGTGCAGCGTCTATTCTTAAAGCTGTACCATCGGAGTTCCTGAGATAGTATGGGAAATCTGTCCATAGAAATGTATAAGGGTCGAGAATATCTTTTCCATTAGGATCAGTAACGACCCTGAAAAAGTTATCTATTGAGTAGGGTCGATCAATATTATTTGCCATTACGCCTGTGCAATGCTCAGGTTAAAGCCGCGCTGGATTACAGTGAAGTTGACTCCAGTTGCTGTGATGATATTCTGCAGCTGGATGAACTCCGCGTCCTTCTGAGGCTGCAGATACACGTCCACATTCAACTGGTTCTGGTCGATGATCTGTGGAGTGTTGTTGGTAGTGTCACAGACGACCTTGAAGGTGTAGACACCGTTCTGCGCCTGAACAGTAGCTAAGTACTGATTAAGCGCAGTCTCAATGTCGAGTCGAGTGTACTGGTTGTTCAGCTCGAACAGCTTGTATTTCAAGAACTGCTTTGCTGCACGTTCGAAGGTGATGATCAAGCGACGAACGTTAATGCGATCAAGTGCAGAAGGCTTACTCTGTTGAGTCTTCTGGCCGAAGATGACAATGCCATCTCCAGGTGAGAAGATGATGGGATTGATGTTGACGGGGTTACCGTAGAGAGCTTCGATCTCGCCTTGCTGATCGTAACGGACCGTCACGTCAAGAGGAGGCAACGTCTCAGAACGCAGAACCGCGCGATTGTAGCCGGCAGGGGCGTACCAAGGATATGTCACCCAGTCTGTACGGGCAAAGACCTGTGCAGCAAACCCCGAAGGCGGAATAGGTAGATTGGGGATGTCATTGTAGCTGTCATAAATCTTAAGCCACGGAGAATACAGAGCCGTGAAGCTGGACTCAATATTCTGGTAGTTCAATCTCCAATCCGAAGCCATTGTGATTGGAGAAATCTCAGTCCTGTCGAAGGGGATATCAAAGATCGCAAAGCAGTCACGACGCTTCTCAGCCAATGCTTGGATAGACTCCTGCACCGACCAGTCATCATCAGAGACATAACCGCCATTGATCAGGATATTGATATCGACGACTGCTTGGTTTGCATACAACTGCCAAGCTTGGATAACGTTACCTGACGAGACAGTCAGACCATCGTCACCCTGGGTGAGAAACACAGGGTAGTTGGTAAACCCAGGCATAACCGTGTTTGGGATATCAACGTTGTCGAGAACTCGGATAAAATTCGACATGTTGTTGATTCTGGTCTCTAGATACATATTGTTTCCATAACCATCTTTTTGGTTAGGAACTCTAGAGACCTCCCAAACTTCCTTGGTAATGTGCACGCCACTTTCAGTTTCCTGAACGATGATTCTGAAAGCTGTAGGGTCCCAAGCAACTGGCTGGATTTGGATACTAACATCGTTTGCCCAAATCCCAGGGTTTTCAGCATAGATCATAAAGCAGGTGTTGTTCGTATCAGAGCCGTTAAATTCAGCCTGTATGATAATGCCTGTCCCCGGAGCCACAGTGAAGGTAACTTCAAACGCTCCTACAGCAGGCTCTAGGATACCAGTCGCGATTCCAGGTCCGGTGACGTTTCCTAGACTGTCGACCGTGCATGGAATGATAGTCTGACCCACATGAACATTCAGGAGAGTTACGACAGGGTTAGGGTCCAGTGTAGCAGCAAAGGTTGGGTTAGCATTGTCGCCAACTCCAATTTGCATTATTTTACGAACTGGGAAGGCGTCTGGTGTCTCACTGGTAACACCTTCGCCCAACTTCGTAGTAGGACTTTCGGAAATATAGGTAGCAGTGATTTCAGTATTAGCAGCTGGGGGAGTAGCAAAGGTCACGTTAATCACGCCAGACCTATAATCGATATGGCCTACAGTAATGCCAACACCGTAGATATCGCCACCACCGTCGTGTGGGTTATATCTGGCAGAGATGACAGCATTCAGAAGCGGTGCTGCTGAAAACGTAATGCTAAGTTGTCCAGTCTGAGAATTAAGGAAGCCGGAAAGCAATCCTGGACCCGTGACGTTGCCAAGAGCGTCAACCTGGACATTGATCTGGGTCGTTCCATTCATGATGGAGATCAGAGATGTGATCGGGGTGCCAGGAAGGAACGTCGTAAACGTTACCTTGGTGCCATCACCCAATCCAACCTGTTGATCTTCATAAACCTCAACAGGGACATCCCCAGAACCAAAGTTCAAACTGGACAGTTGCTTGATTGGAATATTGAACAGTATGCCAGCAAATATTCTGCTGGAACCGTTACCAATAGCAAACTTCTCAACGTTAAGCTCATCTAAACCCTTTTGATTAACGAGAAGACCAGCATATCGACCCTCCACACAAATTCGTGTAAAGTATAGCTGAGTCATCTCTTCAAGGGCACAGATGGAACAGTACATCGCGTACCCATAGTTGGTATTCGGCTTACCATTAATCGTGGTAAGACCTCCGACATTGGTGAAAAGAGCACGTTTGTTGACAGGTCCTCGCTCTGCCTGTCCAACAATAGCTCCTACCGAAGTCGCCTGATTTTGCACAATGGCCGAAAGGTCAACGTCTCTCGCATATACGCCCGGTGCGATATAAACGGCCAAATTAACCTCCTACTATAGGAGCTACCATGACACACTCTGTTGAGTGGAGTATTTAGCGTTGCTGTAATGTTACGTAATCAGTTGTTAAAATATTTAGGACCGTTGCTCCCCTGACGCATGACGCGCAGGAGCAATCTCGCCTTTAGCAACAGATTTCTGGTAAGGCATCCATTCACAATATCGTCCCTTCGGAGTTGGGAAGTCATCACCATCTTGAATAAGGACGACGCTAGTCATTCCATAGGTATTGCCATTAGGAGTCGAAACTGTGAGATTGACCAGTCGGTCACTCCACACATAAGCTACCATCGCCGCTCGAACTTGATCGTTCGGTTCATTCAGGCTAAGCTCTGAAGCTTCTGGGTGATACCAAACAATTCGGCCAATAGTCGGATGGATCATTTGTTTGTAGCCTGCTTAACCAATGCAGCTGTACCTAGCTTAACTCCCTTGGGGAGCTTAGCAGTGTCAACTGCTGTAGGAACCGTTGTGTGTTTCTTGGGAGGAATCCAGTACGTCTGTCCATCCTTACCCTTGATAGACTTCTGTACATCACTCCGGTTATAGAGCGTCGTGCCAGCCATTACCTTCTCCTGCTTTGCTCATCTGGCTCTAATGGAGTATTAGAGTCGATCACAATCCCATCTATCTGAGTGGTTGGTGGATTAACCGGTGTGTGGTAACCCAGGTTAATCTCGTTAACCCTGATCGCAGGCTTTGACTCACCTAGAAGGCATCTACACTCGAACGGCAGCAACACAGAAAAAAGCGGACCAGTACCGCTTATTCTATCCTTCATATTAGGTGTTTTCTCGTACTTGGGATTACCTAACTCAATCCTATACGGAGCTATGATATTTAAAACAGCAGAAGGATATTCGTAGCCTCTAGACTTTTCCCGGATACCCTTTCTATATAACCCATCAAACAGAAACTCCATGTTCTCCATATTGGAATCGTATATTCTCAAGGTATAAAGTAAGATAGCCGGAACAACTTTGACCTCAAAATCACTCTGGGCAGTCTCCCAATGAGGATGAGTGCTCAGCCCTGGATTCCATGGGCGAATAGCGTGTTCATAGGTCCGGTGAACAACCTCTCCCGTGTACCTGGAGAAGAAGGCAAACGGGATAAGTAAGTTAGGTGCTTTGTCAGAACCTTCCGTCATTTTAAATTTTTGTATCGCCATAGCTAGATCATCGGAGGGCGAGTAGATTAATCTGCTAGGATCAGTCCAGTAATTAGGAGCAATGAAATTCAGTAGTTCAAACAATCTAGCTTCTATCTGTTTGTTGATTTCTGACAGTGTAGAGAGGCTAGCTAGGTTAGTAGCATCAACAGGAAGATTTGTGTCAAGCAACGGTCTAAGAGGTGGTTTATCAACTTGAATTTTGGTAGTATACATTAGGGATCGTTGCCCATCGTGACAGTCGACTTGACCGTAATTGAAATAGAAGCCTGTGTAGCGATCACTTCTCGGACTGGTGCGAGTTTAGCTGTTCTTGCATAGACGTTCTCCAGATGCTTCACTTCAGTGGAAAGAACTCTCCACCAACGCTCTTGCAGACCGCCAGCAAGATTTCTAACCGCAATCTTTATGATTGAGTCGTTCGGTATGTAGTCGTATAGCTTGACCACAGCTTCAAGAGGCAATTCAGGTTCAACGCAGTAACCCAGCACATCGATAACCTGATAATATTTATTGTACAACGGGACGAGTGCAATATCTTCCTCAGGCATGTAGTCTGCTACGAAGTCACCATAGTAATTCATCTGGTTTTCTTTAGAGGGTCGTCTAATTTTTGTAACAATACCATCAGTCTCTATACTACCATCTCGCAAGACGCCTATATAAGCAATACTCCGATTAGCTAATCTACGATACTGGCCTAGGCCCATGGGCTATTTCTTTGTGCCAGTCGCACCGCCATACATCGTTCCAGCTGCAGAGTGGAAACGAGCATGGTCGAAGCGTGGGTTCTCTTGGGCGTACATGTGAGCCTGAAAGTCCGCCATCTCTTGGCGTTTCCTAGGGTCACTGATCGCACGGATAGCACTCGCTGCAGCCTGAAAGTGCTTCCGGGTCGTCATTTCCTCTACGCTGTCTTCACCAAGTTTGGTCCTGCTGATTGAACCACCAGGACCAAACCAGTAGGCTACACCTTTTGGAGCACCTTCAGAAGCATACCTTCTGGCAACGGACATACGCTTGGTTTCAAAATCACTCCGTGGACTCTTCGTCAAATCAACGGTATGAGCCTCCATTAAAGAGTTGGCTTTATACCGTCTGACTTCATAGAGAGAATGTCCGACCTTGCCTACAACATAGGTGTCCAACATCGAAGCCACTCCTATAAGGTGTAACCCTAGATCAATTACCTATTGCACCGCCATCACCAGCACCACTATCAGCACCGGCAGGAGGCTCGCCACCAAGAGAGCAGATCAATGCACCGTTGATCATCATCAGCCTGCCAGCTTGACCATGCATCTCACAGGAGTCACCCTCAGAAGGCATGGCCTCGCCCTCAGAGATAACCTTGAACAAGACCTCTTCCTTAGTCTCTTTGATCTTGCAAACAAGGCTGTCTCCGATCTTGCAAAGCTCACCCTTCTTGCCATCCTTTTCGCAAGCGTCACCTTCCTTGCCTTGCTCGGTAAAGGTTCTGTATCCACTGTAGTGTTGGATGTAGCTGGTGTTCTCGACAACGCAGCAAAGGCTTTCCCCAATCGTCTTGAGAACGCCCTTGCTGTCAGGACCGCAAGCGTCCCCTTCAATAAACACCTCGTCCAGGTCAAGATCAGTCTCATAGGACTCGTCGACCATACAGACAAAGCTATCGCCAGACTTCTTCAGCCTGCCCTTCTTCCCCTTGGCTGTGCAGGGATCGCCTTCCTTCTTTTCATCCGGGTTGCCGTCGTCTTCCACAAGCGTGTAGTCATCATATGCAACTTGCTTGGTGTAGAAGCTTTCAACAAGCTGTTTTTGTTCGGGTGCCTTCAGGGTGATCTCAGTGTAGGTGTCCTCGTCCTTCTTAACGAGAGCATGGTACATTGAGACTGGGATGGTCTCCAGAATGTTGTAGAGTGAAAAAGGAGCCGCTCCGTTGATGCTCGCTCGGATAGCTCCCTCGACAACTCGCACCCGCCAATCCTTCGGCGCAGCTTCAGCAATCTTGTTGCATACGTAGTCCAACAGCAGATTGTCCGGGCCATTGTACATAGCCTCAGGCATGACGAGATACCTAGTCTCCTGAAGCTTACCTGTCTCACGTGCCGAGACCACAGTGATATCTTCAGTCTTGACCTTAGACGTATCAATTCTGTCAAACTGAGACAGGATGTTCAACTTCTCCGCTACTGAGGTATCCTTGGCGAGGGGTCTGACTGGAATGCGGATGTGAGTGACACCCTTCTCAACATAAGACTTATGCAGAGAGGTTTCCTTATTGCTGAGGTACGCCGTAATCAAATCAGGACTGATACGCTCCTTCAGCAGAGCGTCAGCCATCGTAACACCGACCAAGCCCATAACTGGGGAGAACTGGTCTTCAAAAAACAGATTGTTAGCCATGAACCGCAAGTCTTCAGCACGAACAAACTTCAGATACTTGGTCTCAATAGCAGTAACCTTGGTCACCTTGGACGCCGAATCCTTCGGGTCAGATAGCTCTTCCTTCTCAACAATCCTATGATGGACAATGACAGGATCATCATTCCTATCAACTTCCAGCTGGATAAACATTCCCTTCGGGTAAGATACCCGATCATTCCTGGTTTCGAGAACGATGTCCGTTCCTGCATAGGCCGACAACTTCATGATTGTACTCCATCAAAAGGTCTAATCGATATGATCTTGGCCACGTCACTAAACCGCTGCTCAGTCTTTGAGGGAACGACCTGTCGGGGCTCAATTAACGTAGCACACAGACTCATCTCACTGCTGTCCTCTACGACAAGCTCAAACTTTGCTGGGCTTATCATAGTCTGGATATCCAGCAGTGCAGTGTTATGTTCGACCTGAAGTACTGTTCCACCATTCCCAATAAATATCTTGCCGTCAGGATCGGATACAAATGAGCAAGGCTCACTTTCACCTATAAGTAAGACACCTCTATCAGTAGTTACTTCAAATGTATGTAATACAACGAATCCAGGGTCATTCATCTCAGTGGTGATCATGGACCAACCCTTTTATAAAAATCAGAATTCTGAAGAGTACTAGCTACCAATAGAATATGTTTACAAAGCCCTGGGATATTATTCGGGTTCTTAGGCGGGTACCTAGGATCATCTATAGGAGTCTTACGAACGTATGGCTTAAACCTAGTCCCAAACGAACAACCATTCGACATGTTAGGCCATGCGAACGTGAAGTAATAGGACTTGCAGCTGCACCTAGTCCCAACGTTGTTTATTGGACTAGGAGGAGTTTTTCCAACATCAACACCGTAGAACGCAATCTGTACAATGTAGGCTTGGTCAGGTGTGTCACCGTGCTCGGGCTTACGGGGATGAC